CAACCCGTACTTTATAAGTACACTTCGACAAAAGAATATCACGATGCATTTCCCTGTGCTTACAGGCAATGGAGAAGTGATAGTCACTGTAATCTAATTCACGGCTATTCATTTAGCATGAAATTTTACTTTGGCACCAACGACCTAGACGTCCGCAATTGGGCGGCTGACTATGGTGGTTTGAAAGAACTTAAAAAGACACTGGAAGATCAATTTGATCATACACTAATTGTTGCACAAGACGATCCATGTCTTGCTACATTTAAAATGTTGCAAGAAAAGAATATGGCTAAGATTGTTATCCTGCCGGCACTAGGCTGTGAAGCACTAAGCGACATGCTTTACAAATACGTGAATGGTGTTTACATTCCAGAAATGTGGGGTCCTGGTGAAGCAGCTAGGCTTTGGTGTTATCGTGTAGAAGTACGTGAGACACAGAGCAATATGGCTTTCCGTGAAGGTCATCGAGAATGGAATGAGGATCTGTTTGCGTGAACTCGCTTGAACGTATATGGGCCCGGGCGACCGGGCACCTAATGGGTCAAACAGATGAGGATAGACCAGATGTGCCCATCCTTTCTCTACGCGAAGCTCGAATTGCTCTATTCTTTAAAACATTCTGGGTAATTATTCATGTTATAACCTGTCTGTTTATTATTGCCAACACCATTAGACATTGGTAAATAATTATATGCGTACATTTAACATTCATAATATAAAATTAGGAAACAACGAGCCGTTGGTATTGATTGCCGGGCCTTGTCAAATTGAAAGTCTAGACCATACACTCGAAACTGCACATAGCATAAAAGAAACCTGCGATAGTTTAGGAATTAAATTTATCTATAAAAGCAGCTTTGACAAAGCCAATCGATCTAGCATATCAACTCAACGAGGTATTGGAATTGACGAAGGTTTAAAAATTCTCAATACCGTTAAACATCAGTTAGGAGTGCCAGTTTTAACTGACATTCACGAAAGCTATCAGGCAGAACTGTGTGCTACAGCTGGCATTGATGTACTACAGATCCCAGCATTTCTCTGTAGACAGACTGACCTATTGTTGGCAGCAGGTGCTACAGGCTGTGCCATCAATGTCAAGAAGGGGCAGTTCCTTGCACCTCACGATATGAAGAACGTTGCGACAAAGATTGCTTCAACTGGCAATGACCGCATCATGTTATGCGAAAGAGGATACACTCATGGATATAATAATCTTGTTGTTGATATGCGTAGTCTACCCATTATGGCAAGCACCGGGTATCCAGTGGTCTTTGATGCCACACATAGTGTTCAGCAACCAGGGGGATTGGGCTCAGTCTCCGGAGGGGATCGTACTATGGTCCCGTACCTCGCGAGGGCAGCAGTGGCCACCGGATGCGTAAGTGCAGTGTTTATGGAATGTCATGAAGATCCAGACAATGCCCCTAGCGATGGTCCCAATATGATAATGTTGTCTAATCTTAAAAACGTGTTAGAAAGTCTTATAAAAATAGATGGAATTGTTAAATCCTCCTCAAACTAAACAAGAACGAAAGCGACTCAAGGCTATTAGAAGATTTGAAAAAGAGTCTCAACATCTGCAAAAAGAAATTGGTGTCGGTGATGCTAATCCTGAAAAAGTAACTGTTCTGTGTGTAAAATTTGGTACTAAGTACGGGCGTGAATATATCGAACGACTTCGGAACATGGTATCCCGCCATCTTACGGTACCTTATGAATTTGTCTGCATCACTGATGATCAACACTCCATACCTGGTGTTCGAAGTATTGTGCAACCTATGAAAAATTATAAAAAAATATGGTGGCACAAGGTACATATGTTTGATCCTGGGCTGCCAATACAAGGAAGAATATTATATTTTGATCTTGACGTGATAATACACGCCAATATTGATAGTCTTGCAATCGGTCACGGACATAGTTTCTTGGGTATCAAAGATTTTAATAGAAAATTTCATGCTTCGTGGACCTATCTCAATAGTTCAGTTATGAGTTGGATACACGGATCACAAACTCATATCTATCAAGAATTTAATAATAACCCAAACGAAGCACAAAAACTGCAAGGTGATCAAGATTGGATATGGAAAACCAGCAAGGATCGTATAAAGTTTTGGCCCATAGAATGGATTCAAAGTTACAAATGGGAAATTCGCAGTCGCGAAGAACTGGTGTTGAAGGACGGTAAACGAAACTTCAAGTCAGTGATCAATCCAAAAATTCCAATCAATTGCAGTGTTTGTGTATTTCACGGAGATCCAAATCCTCACGATGTTTTAGATCCGTATGTAGTTGACAACTGGCGGTGATTGTGCTATAATAATAGCATGACTACTATTACCCCCGAAGCATTACGCACTCTGCTTCTTGAAAACGAGTGTGTTGTTGAATTTACCAAAGTCAACGGCGAGACTCGAGCTATGCCCTGTACACTCAAGGCAGAGCTCATTCCTGCTCCTACTCCCCATATTAGTAACACAGACAATCCCGTTGACTTTCCCAAAGTTAAAAAAGAAAATCCTAATGTTATGAGTGTTTGGTGTTTAGATAAAAAGGAATGGCGATCCTTCCGTATCGCCAATGTGATCTCAGCGAAAGTAAAAGATGAAACTAACACAGTACAGTCGTAATCGTATCCTAGAAACTTTTAACCGCTGGAATGTACCTAAAGAGTTTGCCGAGCCAATGTACAATTATCTTGTTCATGGGTTTAGTCCGGGCGGATGTTTTACCGCGGTGCTAGCCAATGACTTTCACCGTGCTATACGTAGCAGTCATCCTGGCAACACTGTCGAAGCATTTAAGGCTCTGTCTGGTTGGATAGATGAATGCATACCTCCCGAAACAAAAGGTAACTATAATAATGTTGAAGTTTGGTGCAGTCTACCTGCAGATGTTCGTAGATCAATATTAGAAGACTGCGAAATAATCTATACTGAGCAACAAGAAATTATGATGGCTCTGCAAAGTAAACCCACAGTTGAACCTGTCTTTTTTTAATGAAAGAAACTATGATTAAACGCATAGGCTTTGCCTGCAAATGGATCAATGATCCTGAAGAAGTCAACGGCATGAAGATCAATGCCAAAGACCGTGACTTAAATACTGGTGCTACTACAGTTAGGTGGTTGCGTGAACATCCCCAAGAAGCAGAACAGCGACTTTGGGACTTGATGAAACGAAATATTGATGCCTGCACCAAGTTGGTGGCCAGGGTAGGAACACTAGATGAAGATCTTAGAATGGTACGACTCAGCAGCGATATACTGCCTGTATACACTGAGCCTAGTTGGAAGTGGTTTTGGCGGCAGCCCGATGTTAGAGCCTATGCAGAAACAGCATTTAGAACAGTGGGAGATTTGGCTCGCCAGAACGGTGTTCGCCTGTCTTTCCACCCTGGTCAGTTTTGCGTGTTGGCATCTATCAACCCTGGTATTGTAGAACGAAGTATCGAAGAGTTTGAGTATCATGTGGACATGGCTCGCTGGATGGGCTATGGCAAGACGTTTCAAGACTTTAAGATCAATGTGCATATCTCGGGTAAGCAAGGTCCACAAGGTGTTCGTGATGCTCTAAGCAAAATGACACCCGAAGCCCGTAACTGTCTTACCATTGAGAATGACGAAATGACCTGGGGCATTGACTCTAGCATTGAGTTGGTCAAGGACTGTGCCCTGGTCATGGACATACATCATCATTGGATTAACTCTGGAGAATATATTGAAGCAACTGACGACCGTGTTAAGCGGATTATTGATAGCTGGCGTGGCGTTCGCCCTGTTTTACATTATAGTGTTTCACGGGAAGACTGTCTTATTGACCATCCCGGACATATCCGTCCCAATCTTTCGACCCTCTTAGAGCAGGGCTACAAAAAACAAAAGCTCAGAGCACATTCAGAATTTTACTGGAATACAGCAGTAAATGAATGGGCACTGAGCTTTCGAGACTCGTTTGACATCATGTGCGAAAGCAAGGCTAAGAATCTATCCAGCTTTGCACTCTATGAACAAAGTCTTAAGCAGCCGGCTTTACTTTTGGCTTAAGTGGTGCTTTTGGCTTAGGTGGTGCTTTTGACGTTGCAGTCTTTGGAGCAACAGGCTTTTTGGCAACCTGTGGCTTTTTAGGTGCAGGCTTTTTAGCAGGTGCTTGTTCAACCACAGCCGCTGGAACAACTGCTTCTGCCTCAACAACCACTGCTTCAACTACAGGCGCAGGTGCTGCCTCAACAACCACTGCCTCAACTACAGGCGCAGGTGCTGCCTCAGCTTTATATGGGGCTTCCGCAGTTTGTTCTGCTGGCTTGGCGCCAAATAGTTTCTTTAATAAATCGATCATACTAAATCTCCTTAGGAATTTATTTAGCGGTAAATACATATATGGAATTTAAATTCATTCAAAAGTTTATAATCGAAGGCAAAAAAGACAAACTCATACAGTTGACACTGCCCTACGACCCCGATGAGTTGGCGCCAATAAAATCCAAAGAAACTATAGATTATCACTACGGTACACTATATAAAGCCTATGTTGATCGATACAACAAGGGCGAGGGTGATGACGATTTCAACGAAGCTGGTGCGTTTTTACACAATATCTATTTTGGTCAATTACAAAAACCAGAAGGTGCCAATAGACCCTATGATGCTATTTTACAGTTTATAGAAAAACATTTTGATACATTTGATCGTTTCAAAGAAGAATTTGAAAAAACTGCTATGACAATACAAGGCAGCGGGTGGGCATACCTAGCTCGAGATGGCAAGATCAAAACCATTGCGAATCACGAAATTAGAAATGATATTGTGCTGTTAGTAGATTGGTGGGAACACGCTTGGGCTTTAGACTATCAGGCTGATAAAAAAAGCTATTTGAAAAACATATGGAAGCTAATAAACTGGAGAGTAATCAATGGCGTACTCGGACAAAGTAATCGATCACTATGAAAACCCACGTAATGTAGGATCATTTGCTAAAGATGATCCCAACATAGGCACAGGTATGGTCGGTGCTCCGGCATGCGGAGATGTAATGAAATTACAGATAAAGGTAGACAATGATACAGGTCTTATTACAGATGCAAAATTTAAAACGTATGGCTGCGGATCGGCTATCGCGAGTTCGAGCCTCATTACAGAATGGGTCAAAGGAAAAACCCTCGACCAAGCCGGAGCAATTAAAAACTCCGAAATCGCCGAAGAACTAGCCCTACCTCCAGTAAAGATACACTGTAGTATTCTAGCAGAGGATGCAATCAAAGCAGCCGTAAATGATTACCGTAACCGACACAGCCTGTAAAAGAATTAAGCAAACACTTGCCAAACGTGGCAAGGGTGCGGGTATTCGAATAGGTGTTAGAACTACAGGGTGTAGTGGGTTGGCCTACGTATTAGAATACGTAGATGACTACAAACCCGAAACTGGAGTAACTAATTTTGCTCAAGATGGTTTTGTTGTTTTGGTAGATGCCAAAAGTCTAGTGTATCTAAAAGGGATAACTATGGATTGGGTTCGCAATGGGCTCAATGAGGGATTTGACTTCGTCAATCCCAACGAACGTGATCGATGCGGTTGCGGTGAAAGTTTTAGAGTTTAGAAATATCTAGATCAGCGTCAGCGGGCATATCCCAGATTTTCTTGTGATCTACTCCTGTTCGCTGCGCAAATCTCTTGATATCGCACCCAGAACAACAATGAAAGTAGTTGTTATTCAACCGTTTTCTATCTATATTTTTTAGATCTCTTTCAAACACTGCATCACAGTCATCACACTTTAAAGTCACAACGGTTTTTGTCCTGGTATAACTGTGTTGATTGCCCAGTTTACTGAACCTAACATATTGATTTTTCTGCGATCTGGTCTGTATGAACATCTAGTATTTACATTAGGCTTATAAAAACTTTGGATAAATATTATCGATATCCAAACACATAGGATCTGCTATGGCAAGAAAAATTATTAATATTGGTGCAATTGGCAACGACGGCACCGGCGACAGTATCAGAGACAGTTTTAGATCTGTCAACGACAACTTTAGAGAACTCTATAGTTCACTAGGACTAGGTGAAAAACTCACATTCATAGGTCTAGATGATACACCCGAATCATTTCCTAACGATTATGAAAATGCGTTGGTTGTGATCAATGATACCACAGACGGCGTGGTTTTCAAAAAACTAGAAGCTGGCGTAGGTGTTCAAATTGATTTTGATACCAGTCAAAATTCCATTGTGGTCAACAGCTTGTTTTCAGATATTTCAGGCGATCCTAATCCAAATCTAGGAGGACCAGTTAATGCTCAAAGTGGTGGAGTAAGATATCCTATTGGAAATTTACCCGATATAGGATCTTTTTCTGAACTCACTGATTCAATTGGCAGAATAAACACAATTCACGGATCCACTGCCACAGAAACAAACAGACTGGCGGCCAATAAGGGCTATGTAGATTCCAAGATATCCCTGCAGGGCATAGATGCTGTTGATCCTGCTACCAATACAACCAACACTGCATTTGGTACCATGACCGGGCCGTTGATACTTTCAAGAGACCCTGTGGATGATGATGATGTGGCCTACAATGGTTTGATAGCTGCCACCAAACGATATGTTGACAGTTCCGGTTATAGCAGCACAGTGAATCTGTATGTGAGTACAGCCGGGTTAGATGATCGACCAGGTGTTGGATTAGACCGACAAGGTCGCAGTTTGGCCTATGCATATAAGACACTAGAAGCTGCTCTTAAACGTGCAGAAGAATTGGTGCTGGAAGCACCGTTAGAAATTGGCCCTTACAAGAAAGTTCTTACTTGGAACAACGGTGATGAGCCTTGTACTCTAGTAGAAATTGACGATACCAGTGCTACCGCAGGCACTGGTTTCAGTCCTGCATTTATTTTTATGAATGTGGACACAGTTGAAATTGTCAGCGGTGGCCTAAATTATCTACCCGGTGACATACTTACTGTGGCCACTGGTACCGGTACAGCAGCAAGATATCAGGTGCTGTCGGTTAGTCCTGGCGGCTCAGGAGGACGAGGACCAGTTACTGCCATTAGACAGATCACTGGCGGCAACTACAGCGTGTTGCCCGCACCAGTGGCTCCAGCAGCCACTACCTGTCCCGGCAGCAGTGTTGGTGTTAGAACTGGATGCACACTAAATCTCACATTCAAAGTGGCCAGAGTGCAGGTTAACTCGGGAGGCCGTGGAACTGGATACGGTTTAGTGTCAGTGAGATTTGTTGGTGGTGGTGGTGGTGGAGCCTTTGGTGTAGCAGATGTTAGCGCAGTTGACGGCGGCATAAACAGCATCAGTATCACCAACGGAGGAACAGGGTTTACTTCGCAGCCATCTATACTTGTGAGTCTTCCAAGATTTAGATTGTTTACCAGCGGTTACAGAACAGACTTTACTGGAAATCCTGCATTGAGCACAGTGGCTGCTAACGCAGCCAAAGACATACGAGAAGGACTATATCTTCGTGGGGAAACGTCTGGAGCTCTTGCACAGATTCTAGCACACGACGGTACTTTGGACACGTCCGGCAATGAAGAATTTGATGTTGATGTTGTCAGTGGTGAATTTGTTGTTGGCGAGGTTATTTCATTCGGTGATGTAACCAAACGTATTCAAATTTCTGTATTTGTTGAAACTGGCATTTACCTAGAAAATTTACCATTACGTGTGCCTCAAAACGTGGCAGTAATAGGTGATGAATTTCGTAGAACTATTATTAGACCACAGATAGGCTTTGACAGTTCCAGTCCCTGGGCATTTTTGAATTTTAGACGAGATCCTGTGGTAGACGGACTGACTGTGGCAAATGAACTGTATGGTTATCACTATCTAGCAGATTCCACACAGCCTGTTTATCCCCTGATCAATAACAAAGGTAACTATACCAGTGCTGCACGACTGATCACATTGAATAGAAAGTTTATTCAAGATCAGGTCATAGGTTGGATCAATAATCAAATTTTAACAAACACTGCACCATTTACATCTGCATTTGACTACAATGAAGATATCTGTTATAGAGACGTTGGCTTGATCATAGACTCTATGGTATTTGATTTGAAATGGAGTGGACAGAATCGCACAATTTCTGCTGCATTGAAATACAAGGGACCAGCAGTTCCGGGCAGTAATCCTGCACTAGCTATTGGTGCGCAACTGAGTCAGACTGTGGCCGGTATTCAACGTATCAACACCTTGGCCCAAGACATTATCGACAATGTGAGTATTGCGGCACTGTATACATTGTCCGGTACTGTGGCCACTACTGCCACAGTACCAACACTACAGACTCTAGACGAAGGTCTAGTGGCAGAAGTAGGATCCGATACTGTGATCACATTGTTGACCAATGCCATAGTTGATGTTATCAGCAACAGTGGAACAGTAAACTATCCCAAAGACAACGGCGATATGGACATGTTCTTGTGTAACGATGCTGTAATCCTAAGAGCCATGACCTTCCAGGGTCAAGGTGGATTTGCAATGGTATTAGATCCAGAGGGACAAATCCTTGCTAAATCTCCGTACTGTCAAGAATCTGCATCCTTTAGTAGAAGTATAAATGCCAAGGCATTTTCTGGTGGTATGTTTGTAGATGGATTCACCGGCAATCAGAAATTTGTCATAGACAGCAAAGACAGTAATATATTTTTACGAGTATCGGGACTGCTGAGACCGCCTAATACTCCCTGCAGCTTTATTGTCAGTGGTGAAATTTACAGAATAAACTACATTAGAGGGTATACATTTGGAACAGGTGCTGCTACTGCTACCACAGGTGGATTCAGCACAGCTCAGTTCATCTTGGATGAGCTGACACCTTACACACCTGCTGCTGGATCACGTGCCTGTACATTTAGTACTCCAAATATAACCACTGCATCTGTTCACGAACTACAACCAGGTGCCATTGTGAAATTCAGTTCTACTGGAACACTGCCAACTGGTATCGCTGCCAATCAAGAATACTATGTGTTACTGGCTGGATTTACGCTTACTCAATTCAGAGTTGCCGCAGTAGCTGGCAGTACCACAGCAGTGACTTTTGTAGGTGCCGGCTCGGGTACACACAGTTTTATCAGAGTGTTTGAAGTTCTTATGCCCGGTAATCGTTCCATGCTTAGTAACGACTTTACCCAGGTCTGTGATCTAGGCTACGGACTTATAACCACCAACGGCGGATTGGCCGAAGCTGTGAGTATGTTTACCTACTACTGTCAAATTTCCTACTATTCATTGAACGGTGGACAGATTAGAAGCGTGGGTGGATCTAGTGCTCACGGAAACTTTGCATTGGTAGCGGAAGCCAGTGATCCATTAGAAGTTCCGACTCCCACAGGATTTTACACCGATCTTGCACAGACCGCAACTGTTTATGCTGCATCAGTTGATACGTTGAACGAAAAGGGAGAAAATATATTATATGTGACCTATGATGATTTCTTTCCTTTGCCGAACAGTGAATTAGAAATCAATCATGGAGGCCAAATTGTACGATATGTTGTCACTACGGCACAGATCAGCGATGTTGCCACCAAACGTGCAAAATTAAATATCAGCACCGGCGGCGGACTTTTGGCAGCAGTGCCCCATGGACAACGTGTTACAATTAGAAACAACAGTTTCCATGTGTTACACGGAGACATTGTAGAGGTAGCAACTAGACCTAGTACTGCTCTGATACTAAATGACAGTAATTTTGTCTACAGACAATTGGAATTCACAGACTATGATTCCACATATGATCTAGAAACCTATACTATCACAGGTATAAACTATGGCACTGGGGTGATAACCACTGATATCAATCATAGACAACGTGCAGGATATCAAGTGAGATTTGTCAAACCTCCAGGCGCAGTGTTGCCCAATGAGATTACTGCAGGTGTCACAGTTGACGACGGTGTCATATACTATGTCAAGACTGCACCAACTCCTACCACATTTACCATTTCTGCTACAGAAACAGGCTCAGGCATAACCACATTTACTGGATCGGCGGTGTCGGGAAGTCCCACAATGGTTCCTTACGGTCTAGCCCTGGCACAAGGTAGAGAAAATTATGATTATATAGAAATCACTGTGTATGAGCCGGGTGTAGAAACAGGTGCGGCCAATACTGTAACCAGTATAAGCACTGCGGCCAATACGTTTACCAAAAACAGTCACGGACTCACAGCTGGTCAACCTGTGAGATTCAGTGCCAGTGTGTTGCCTGGAGGACTAACTGCAAACACAGTGTACTTTGTAACCACTTCTGGACTAACTGCCAATGATTTCAGTGTTAGTACCAGAGCGTTAGTAGACAGTACATTTATAGGTGTGCCTACTTCTTTGGCATTTTCAGTGGGGCCATCCCTGGGAACATCTACTGGCGCTGGTCCTTATTTTACAACCATTTCAAATATCATCTGTTTGGAAAATCTTATATTGGGATCAAGTTTGGTAGCAAAGCCAAATATTACCGGTGTTAGCGCAGTAGGTGACGGTGTTACCTGCACATTGACGTTTACCGCTCAAAACGTTCCTCCATATTTGCCATTCCAGTTGATTACTGTGAGCGCATTTGCTGTAGGTGGTGTGCCATTCAATGGCGCACAAACCGTGGTGACCTGTACCAATACCACTGTGACATTTGCCAGCGCAACCATTGCTACAGACAGCGGTGGTGTCATAGCTACTGGTGGTACAGGCGCATTAGGTGCGGACTCAGTGATTTATTCTGTTTCTGCAGCTACCAACAGCATTGTGGTGCAGTCTTCTACAGCAGCCACAACAGGAACAATAGCCTTTCAACTAGAAGGCAGTGTGTTAGATATCACCACAACCGGTACTGCCGTAACCTACAAACTGATTCAAGGCGAACGTGGTGATGCTACCTTTGGTATAGGAAACCTAGGCGGCAGTGACGGTGATAGATTGTTGACTGGTATAGCTGCTGGTACATTTTATAGATTTGTACACGAAGGCCAAGAATATGAAATAACCAATTATCAAGACAGTCTTACCACTGGTCAAGACTATGCACTACTAACAGTCAGTCCAGCATTGACACGCAGTGTGGTCAGATTCAATGATACGCCTACTCTAAAGGGATCGGTTCCTGGACCAAGCGCACTATCCGATGGTACACTGACCATTAGAATCAGTTTGACTCGTGTTACGTCACATGATCTATTGGAAATTGGTACAGGTGGTTATGCCGATACCAACTATCCTAGCGAAATCTATGGACCTGCCGTTAATTCAATTATTTCAGTACCTACATATGCCACACAGGCAGATACAGAAACAGGCGAACTAGTATTACGTGCGCAGATGCAGGAACGAGGCTCGGGGCGTACATTCTTTGTGACCACTGACCAATTTGGTAACTTTAACGTTGGTCCGTTCTTCCGTGTTGATCAGGGTACTGGTACTGTTACATTCTCAGCTTCAATTGCGCTGAGTCAGTTAGACGGTCTAGGATTTAAACGTGGTACAACAATTTCTGAATTCTCCACAGCAATGGACGAAGGTCGTGTTGACGCGGTGCCTACAGAATCAGCGGTTAGAACCTACATTGGTCGTAGATTGGGATTGGACTTCAATGGCAACATTGTTGCCCTAGGCGATCGTGTGCCAAACAATGTGGGCTTTATGGCTCTTAGTGGTGACTTGGCGTGGGTTGGACCTGCTGACATGGACATGAATTCGTACAAGATTGAAAATCTTGGGGTGCCTACATTAGCCAGTGATGCTGCCAGACTGGACAGTATTACAATTACTAATCTAAAAGATACCGACGGAACCAGCCTATTTAATTTTTCACAGTCACAGGCAGGTCAATTGTTAGCCTTGGATGGTACGGGTAATACAATTATCAATGTGACACCTACAGGTGAAGTTACTTTTGATATATTGTTAGGTGATAGTACTACCAACATCATAAGAACCACTATCAGTGATGGTGTCATTGACGATGCCAATATCATGTCCACTGCGGCCATTGATCAGGCCAAGTTGAGTTTGAATGATGCTTATGCTACTATATCAGCCAGTATTACCAATGTGACTGCAACTGGTAGCGGCAGTACAGCTACTATAACATTCCCTGTAGCACAGTCCAGTGCTCCGTTTACAGCGGGACAAAAAATTGTAGTTACAGGATTGTCTGTGAGTGGATACAACGGAACTTATACCGTTGCAACCTGCAACACCACTGTTGTTACCTATAGTAATACAACTACAGGATCAGCTATCAGTGGAACTGTAGCAGCTCTACGAGGTATATCAAGTTTTGACAGTGCTCAATTTACACTAACCAACGGTTGGGCTACAATCAAAGACAACGGTCTAGCATTGACCAAATTAGCACAGGTGGGAGCAGATAGACTATTGGGCAACAGTACAGCTTCAACAGCCGATGTTGCTGAAGTGAGCTTTGCCACAGTGGTTGATGAAGGCCTGGCTTTGAGACTGTCGGACTATGGCAGCGCCACAAGTACTGGTTATCTACGACACACAGGCGGCGATGGCACTGTTCGTGCAAGTTGGGCATACAGCATTGTTGACGAAGCTTCTGCTGCCACTGTGAGCACTTTGGTTAAACGTGATAGCAACGGAGATTTTGCTGCACGTAATGTAGATCTTGCTCAGCTTAAAATTGACAGCATATTATCCATTGACAGCAGCGCCAGCGGCACTGGTGGATTTCTTCAGTATTATGGTTATCTAGGACAAGTGGGTATTTACATAGGTGATGGTACAGTACCAGCTAGCGATAAGAAAACTTACTACAACAACACACAGCACGTATTCCGCAGTCAAGACAGTGCCACAACATTTGCCACTCTCGACTCTACTGGTATTAGTGTAGCAGCATTAAAAAGTTGTACCAGTATCAGCACAGGCGCTGTGACAACACCTGGAACTATAGAGGGCTATTGGTCATTGAGTGGTAGCAGTAGATTCCAAGCTACCTATGCTGCTGACCTAGCAGAATACTACGAAGGTGACAAGGAGTATGCTGTGGGCACTGTGTTGATATTTGGTGGAGACAAAGAAGTTACAATAGCAAATCGACAAGGTGATCATAGAGTGGCTGGTGTAGTAAGCGATAATGCTGCCTATTCCATGAATGGTGATTGTCCGGGCTTTAAAAATCAAGTGGCTCTACAGGGTAGAGTTCCTTGTCGAGTAGTTGGAAAAATTGAGAAGGGAGACCTGCTGATTGCCAGCAACATTGCAGGCTGTGCTGTAAGTGCAGGCGGTGATGCTAGAACAGGCACAGTGATTGGCAAAGCACTAGAAAACTACAATTCAGATCATATTGGCACTATTGAAGTGGCCGTGGGAAGAAACTAATGGCACAACAAACACTAAACGCAGGCAGTCCTCCAATAGTATGGAGCACAGTAGAAGATGCATTTACAAAAATAAATGCCAACTTTGACGAACTGTATGGTAGCATAGGAGGTCCGGGAGGAGTATTAGACTTTACCAGTCTCAGCACTGATATTAAACCCAGTGCCAGCGAAGTCTACGATCTTGGTAGTCCAACAGCTCGGTGGAGAGATCTTTATCTAGCTGGATCAAGTTTATATCTAGGCTCGGCACAGATAACCGCTGACGGAGCTGGTGTTGTGAATTTGCCGGCTGGCACTACTGTTGCAGGAGAGTTAATTAGAAATCCTGCAGAAACCAATTTCAAAACAATTACAGTTAGTGGTCAATCAAATATTGTTGCAGATAGTTTTGAAGACACATTGACTGTAGCAGCAGGCAATGCTGGTATAACATTGACCACAAATGCCGGCACTGACACATTAACCATTGCCAACAGCGGTGTTACAGACCTCACAGGAACTGCGGGGCAGATTGCAGTGAGTGCTGCAACGGGTAGTATAACACTAACCAATTTGGGAGTCACTAGTCTAACTGGCACAGCAGGTGGCATCGGAGTAAGTGCTGCAACTGGCGGTATAACATTGACCAATCTCGGTGTCAAGCAGATCGTAGGAACTGCCAGTCAGATTGGTGTAACTGGTGATGGCACTGGAATAGTAACCATTACCAATTTGGCTCCTGCAAGTCCAACATTTAGATTTATTGTTGTAGACGGTGCTACTCTGCAGCCAGTGGCAGCTGACAATATTTCAGATACATTGAATTTGATATCTGGTCCTGGTTTAACAATTACCAAAGACACTGCCACAGATACACTGACATTTAGTGTAAACAGCAATTTAGATATCAGAGGTTCGGTGTTTGCAGATGACTCCACCATGTTGGTAGATGCTACCAATGGCGTACTGAGAGGCACGTTGATCGGTACCGTGGTCGGTGACTTAAAAGGATCTATATTTGGCGACGACTCAACAAAGATTGTTGATGCTGTGGAGAACAAAGTATACGCAGAATTTTTTGGCAACTTAACTGGTAATGTAACTGGTAATTCTAGCTCGGCAACAGTTTCAACTACATTAGATATTACAGATACCAACGGACTGACAACTGTTTATTATCCTACGTTTGTTGAGAATAGAACTACTGGTCAAACTGTTAGAGCAGATATTGATCTATCATACAGAACAGATACCAATACACTAACAGTACCAAACATTGCTGGTAACTTAACTGGGTCAGTTACCGGTAATATTTTTACATCATTGATTGATTCATCAGATTCATCAGCAATTACTGTAACTCCTGCAACAATATTCAGTTCGGATGTAACTGTAGAAAATGATCTAGACGTTACACAACGATTAAGAGTTCAAGGCAGCAGGGTTATTAATATAACAGAATTACAAGCCATTGTGGCGGTCAGCATAGACTTTACTGACTTCCAAACAAGAATAGCTGGTTTGGTATAATTGGAGCGATAAATGGCAAAACAGAATATTAATGTAGGCACCACAGCCAACGACAAGAAAGGCGATAGCCTACGAGCTGCGTTTCAAAAAGTAAATGCTAACTTCACAGAACTTTACACAGCACTGGGAATAAATGCAGATGTCAATTTAAATATTGGCGCATTTGAATTCACTGGTAGCACCCTGAGTACCACAGACAGCACACCCGTTGTAATTGATCAAGCAACCACCATAACCAGTAACTTAACAGTTGGCGGAGATATGTTGCCTAGTGTGGCCAATGGTGGCGATCTAGGTAGTTCAACATTGCCTTGGCGCAGTCTGTATGTCAGCAATAACACAATTTTCCTAGGTGGCACAGCATTATCTGTAGATAGTCAAGGTAATCTATTAGTGGGAGGGCAGTTTATAGCAGATGTTGGCACAGCAGCCTGGAACAGTATCACAGGCAAGCCCACATTCGCTACAGTGGCTACTACAGGTGCCTATGCTGACCTAACTGGCAAGCCAACTATACCAACCAGCTTTGACAGCTTAGTCAACGGTGCTAACACAGTTAGTCTTGGCTCAGATGGTAAACTAACACTACCAAACGGTTCTACCATAGGAGATGCTGATACTTCCGCTGGTGTCCCAATAACCACAGCCCGTGGCACAATATTGTTGGGCAACCTAGCAGAGTGTGCAGGCGGGGAAAGTCATTTCCACATAATGAAAGGCGGCCAGCAGGCCATTGATTTGTTCTTGGGTGATGACAGCAACTATGTAAAACTGCCAAGCACTGGTGGGGTTGAAATAGCCACACAAAATTTCAATCAATATTCTTGGATCTTTAGCACAGATGGTAATTTAACTATCCCAGGTGATATCCGCAGTGAAGGCAATATCAATATTGACATCAACCTGTCAGACTCAACTCTGCACCGTTGGCAGTTCGGAGAAGATGGTGAGTTGACATTCCCTAACGGTGGTCAAATATCAAATTATCCAGGCGGCGTAGGTGTCAGCAACGACAGTTGGTTTGTGACACCCGACAACGGTACCGGCGGTATTTCCAGCCAAGACGGTCAGCAATATATACAGATAAACGATAATTTGCATGTTGAAATCGGCACAAGTTACGGCACAGAAAATGAATCTATTTGGCAATTTGGCCTTGATGGCAATCTAACACTGCCAGTAGGTGGAGACATTTTAGACAGCACAGGCACAAGTGTGTTAGGCGTTGGTGGCACAGGCGATAGTCTAACCAGTAACAATGACATCAACATCACAGTCAACAGTGAAGACAGCAGTAGCTATACTTGGAACTTTGGACAGACAGGTGATTTAACCGCTCCTGGCGACATTGTTGTCGGCGGCGTCGATGGCGGACACATTTACATAGACAGTACCGAAGGTGCCAATACCAGTGTGCGTTGGATCAATATGCCTGTAAATGAAGACGCTAGTATCATTAGAGCCTACACTGGCAATCCCGATGAGGAAACAGGTCTAAATCGAGGTCGAATTCAACTAGCGTGGCAAGACAGTGATCGTAGCGGTCTAAGAATTATATCATATGATCGCACTGATTCAGAAGATACAGTTGAACACGAATGGACCTTCCAAGGCGACGGCGGATTACAATTCCCAGATGGTACTACACAGACCACAGCCTACACTGGCGGTGGCGGTAATGCCAACACTGGAGACTTTACATTTAGCGAAGACACTATCACAAACGGTGACGGACTGATACTGTCCACCAATAGAGGCACATTGGCCATGGGTACTGACATGGAAGTGCCAGGTGTAGCACAACACTTCCATATTGCCTTTGACGGTAGTAACAGTAATCCACCCGCCAGTGACCTGTTCCTAGGTGATGACCACAACTATGTTAAATTGCCTGGATATGAACTCAACCCAACTGCTCAATTTGGTGTGGAGATTGGCACAGATAATAGAAACCTTGGCCCACAGAATATTGAAGTTGGTACGGTAGATGAACTTGTGCCACCGGGTGGCGTGTGGCGGGTGTTTATTGACCACGAGACCTATCCTAACTTGGGCTCCGCTGTCAGCGTAGGTGATACAGTGACCACATCATGGGGAACACCCATAACTGCCACAATCACAGACGTCGTTGAAGAACCTGGTAATTGGTGGAAAATTCATGTTGCTCAAGATATTACCGCTGGATTTCTTGATGAGGGTGAAACAGTTTCATTTGGTGCTTCAGGAGACAGTCATGTTTGGCGTTTTGGCACAGATGGTGATTTAACTATTCCAGGTGATATTAAGAGCGAAAACGACATCAACATCACAGTCAACAGTGAAGATAGCAGTAGCTATACTTGGAACTTTGGACAGACTGGTATACTAACAGCACCAGATGATATTGTCACTGGTACAAATGGTGGTAGATTTGTACAAGACTGTGCCGATGGCACAACTTCAATGCGTTGGATCAATGTAGAGGTTGACGAAGATAGCACACAACTTATTCGAGCCTACAGTGGTGAAGGTGACAGTGACGAACGAGCACAGATTAAACTAAACTGGCAGGATGAAGATCGCAGTGGCCTAACCATTAGATCATTTGATCGCACAGATACAGAAGATACTGTTAGCCATGATTGGAAATTTCAGGGCGACGGTAGCATAGAATTCCCAGACGGCAGTATACAGACCACAGCCTACACTGGACAGAATAGTGGCGCAATAGGTACTTTTTTTGTCGTAGTCAACGAAGACGGCACAGTCAGCAAATCCACAGACGGTGTCACTTGGACCACGGCAGTTGATCTAGTTCAAGGCATTGGTCGTGTGGCCACCAACGGTGTCACAGTGGCCATGATTCAAAGCGATCAACTGAGTTGGACCACATTCGCTGGGCTGGAAGCATCAACATACGTAAGCGGCAGCAGTGGCACTGCCGATGAAATCGGTGGTCAAGATATTGACTGGAATCAAATTGACTACGCCGGCGGATACTTTGTGGCAGTAGGTAGTTATACTCCAACCGGATCAAGTTTTACACAAGGTGTATACGGCTATAGTACAGATGGTAGAATTTGGGCTTTTCTAACTGTTGATCAAACAGTGGTAGAGTTTTTTGGTAACGATCCTGTGGACAGCGATTGGGAGTTTTCAGACGTAGACTACAATGGAGTGGGTTGGATGTTCAGCGTCGGCGACAACGAAAGCGGTGATGCCAACGGCGGTGGCGTATACATCACTGACCTAACAGCCACAGTGACTTCTGCTAGATGTTTTAGTATGAACATAACTTACCGGGCAGCATGGAATGGCTCAGCGTGGTACATGGAAGGTGAAGACAGTATAGCCGGTGTCAACACCAACCTCGATCCACGCAACGGCACATTCGCCGGGCCAATTGATCCATGGGCTACTGATATTCAAGATCTTGGCATTGACGCGGGTGACACTGTTGAAACAGCAGGCGGTAATGGATACCTTGCGGCAGGAGACGGTGACGGACACGTGGCGTGGAGTGATGACAACGGGCAAACCTGGCAGATTGTCACGCCGATACCATACACTCGTACTATTTCAGCAATTACACAAGCCAGCCCACCACAGGTAACATTCAGTGGCAGTGGGAATAATGGAACCTCGGGCGAGAAAGTCGTTATCAGCGGTTCGTCAGTCTCAGGCTATAACGGCACGTTTTACTGGAAGTCCGCCGATAATTCTTTATACACAGACCAAATATTAGACACACCATTTGACACCAGTGGACTAGCACCGTTCACTGGCACAGCAACACTGACTTGGAGTAACGGAACATACATTGACGCCATGGACTACATCAATGGTTATTTCTACATTGGCAATGACGATGAACAAATTGCTCGTACCACCGACTTTGTATCTTGGACCATTTTAGACGATCAAAGCAGTAGCGAATTTGACTATTGGAATGACATTGCTGGCTTTGTGGGAACAGGTGGCGACATTGGCGACATTGTGGTTGAAGTGGAAGAAGGTACCACAACACTGACCTTGGCCAACAAAGATTTTACTCTTGAAACCACCAGAACAGGTACTCAAGATGCTGACATAAATCTTACTGCCGCAGACGATATTTGGATTGAAGCCAATGGTAATGATATTTCTCTTTCAGCGGCAGATCAAGTTAGAATTAACACAGGCTGGTCCACCAATGACGACCCAGAAGAGTATCCTACTTGGACGTTTGACAATGTTGGTGATTTAACTATTCCAGGAAACATCAAGAGCGAAGGCAACATCAACCTTGACATTAACTTGAGTGACTCTACTCTAAGACGCTGGACATTTGGGGAAGATGGCAATCTAAATCTACCAACTGGCGGTGACATTCTTGACAGCGAAGGTAACTCAGTATTGGGTGGTGCTACAGGTGATGCCAATGTTTGGGTGCAGACATTTGAAACGCAAAACGGTGCTCCAACAGACATTGTGTCACTAGCAATCAGCGTGGAATACGATTCAGCGGGCAATGTGATTGCCTTGTTCAATCATTTCAACGACGATGGTGGTGGTAGTAGTTATTATTCCGTGGGCAAGTACACCACAACTGGCGCCAAGATATGGACAGCAAGATTTGACGATGAATTTTACACAGACGGTTGGGGGCTGGCAGTGGACAACGACAGCAACTCGATATATGTAGCAGGCGAGACAGATGTTGAAGGACAGGACAATGCCACTTTGACCAAAATTGACAGCACTGATGGCAGTGTACTATGGAGCAAGATCTATGACTTTGGATTCAGTAGTCAAAGTTCAGTAGTGGATGTGGCTTCAGACGGTGACCCGGTTATGGTTGGATATGCCTACAACGGCACAGATGACTATGTTGCCACTACCAAGGTAGATGCCGCAGACGGCTCAGTCATATGGTCAAGAGCACTGGACGGTCAGGCCGACGAAGAAGCCTACGGTATGGCAGTGGGTCCTACAGGTGAAGTGGTGGCCATTGGTTACATGGAGCAGTTGGGTATTCTTGATGCCGCCGAAACACTATACGCAGATCCAGTAAGCAACGCTAACTGGACAATAAATCAAACAGGAGTGTTAGCCGGCGCACTAGGGTTTGATGTTAGTTTTGCGGCAGGTGTTCCAACATTTGCCAACATTAGTGACACAGCAGGCGGCAGAACAGTGGATGACACAGTTGCTACTATCCTTGGCTCTATACTTGGCGGTGCTGATGGTGTAGACGATATGGTAGTCAAAGTAGCCACACTGGCCGCTAATAATACAGACAATCACATGCTTGTGGTCAAATACAACAGCGCAGGATCTATACAGTGGCAAAAGGCCATACTGTTTGATGAGGGTTTTGATTGCCGTGGAGCAGATGCTGACATCGACAGTGCGGGTAACATCTATGTAACTGGCAGTTATGAATATAGTTTTGAAAGCTACACAACCAGTGCCCTAAGCATACTGAAACTGGACGGCACGGGTGCTAAACAGTGGAGCAGAAGAGTAACAGGTGACTGTGATACATTTGGCGTCAGCGTGGTAGTTGGTGCTGATGACAAACTGTACTTGTCAGCCATGACTGGCAACGATGCCAATAGTGAGTACACTTGGGTCGCGGCCAAGTATGGCATTGACGGTACTGTAGAATGGCAAAGACTCATAGACAATACCACAGGTTGGTCATTTGCCGGTAACATCTTTGGCGCCGACGGCGGTGGTAGTAACATAGCAGTCAAAGACGGGTATGTGCTACTTGGCGGCGGTTTTGGTAATTTACCAGAAGATTTTCCTCAAGCCACAGTGGTTCAGGTCTCGGCTGCTGGAGATGTATTCACTGTTGGCGACTGGGATTTCAAAGCAGCCTCATTCAGCGGAGTGTTGTCTGCTGATGCCAGCGATATCACAGTGGTCAACGCAGGCAAGACCGACACAGACAATGCTGAAAACATCACCACCGGCACAGTGACACTGACCACAGAAGTCAGCGGATTCTTGATAGGCACATTATACTCAACCACTGCCAACAACAGATTAATCAACGGCAGTAACGAATTAGTTTTAGGTACAACAGGAACTGTGACATTGCCACAAGGCGGTACGATCACAGAAGGATATGTTACCAGCAATCCCACTATACAACTTACACCAGCAACGCCAACGGTGGCCAGTCAGAAGTTGGTGATCAAAGGCGGCAGCAATTATAATTTCACTGACAACGGTATAACCTTAAGTTATCAAGATAACACTGCTAACAACGGCGATAGTCTTGATTTCTATATTAACAACGCAATCACTTATGCTAACCAAACACTCTACTGGTGGATCTATCCAGAGGGTGCTGGCCTAACAACCCCAAGTTCTGGCACAATAGCACTAAATGGATCGGGTAATAGTGGAGAGGAATCTATCAGTTTTGTGGTAGACAGTGATGCTTATGAATTTACTGTGCGGGTATCACCTGAAGAAGATAATTACGATCCTGCGAATGTAGGTGTTGAATCAGGTTTGATAAACGGAGACGCACCCGCATATGGTGATCATCACTTACACTTGACCACAGGTGATTTAACAGAAACCAGTATCTTTCTGGGCACTGACGATCACAATGTGCGTACTACCACTGACGGTAAGATACAGATAACCACTCCTAATGATACTAACAATGTTTGGGAGTTTGACGCAACTGGTAACTTAACCATTCCAGGCAATATCCGTAGTGAAGGCAATATTGATATTGAGATTAATTTAAGTGATAGCACACTACGTAGATGGAGTTTTGGTGAAGATGGTAACTTAACATTACCAAATGGTATGACCATAGACAGCGAAGGTAGTTTAGGCAGTAACGCATTTGTTCGAATCGGTGGCAACAATACTCGGATCAGTATTGACGACAATGGAGCACCTCCAGGAATCGTAATGGCAACTGATATTACCGGTACAGGTAACTATTGGTTGTTTAGTTCAGATGGTATTACATCACTACCTGGAGATTTAGAATTAAACTCTACCGGTAATATCCGCAGTGAAAACGCTATCAACATTGAAGTCAATCTTTCAGACTCAACACTACGCAGATGGCGATTTGGTGAGGATGGCGAGTTAACATTCCCAGACAATACTGTACAGACAACGGCTTATACTGGCAATACCACTGCGACTACTCCAACAACAACTGGTATCCCTAATGGGTTTGCCCTGGATGCTTACACTAATACTAACCTCACTCCAGGAAACTATTCCAACATACTTGTTGGGTTTGATGGCAAAAATGTTACGCTAGGAGTTCAGGTTAGCAGTGAATATAATATTACTATTTTTGGTATTACAAATGCGTCGCCGGCTACTTTTATTATCAGTGACAGCGCCGTAATACCCGGTAATCTTATTGGCGGTGCTACACCTACTGATGACTTGACTATTACTGTAGACAGTCTAGATCTTGTTGCTATAGACCTAACTAAAACTATCAACAAACTAACAGACGGTGAGTATACGCTGGCCGACGGTGTAGAAGGTCAGATCATGTATTTGGTAAGACAGGACGGTTCAACTGCGGCAAATATATCTGTAGTAGTTGCCAACGCACGTTGGGACGGAGGTCTATTTCCAGATCAACTTGTTGTTCCATTTCAAATCCCTTTTACTGATATGGTCACAATAATCTTTACAGACGGTGCTTGGCAAGCAAGCACATTTGGCAGTTTAACTTAAACGGTAAATATACTAAAGAGAGCGAAATATGGCCATACAAGAAATTAATTTAGGTAATGTAGTCAATGACGGACTAGGTGACGACCTACGATCAGCTTTTCAAAAGGTTAACGCTAACTTTGCAGAATTATTAACCACCTTTACTTTAACTGGTGCAAATACTCAAGAAGTAGGCGCTAAAGTTTTTAAAGAAAAAACAGGTAGCATATTAAAATTTAGAAATTTGATATCTGGTACAAAAATTGTTGTCACAGAATTTGACAACAGTATTGAAATTCGTTCCACACAACCAGATGCTTTTACCAGTATTACTACTAATGCAGGAATAGTACAGGCAGGAGATAATACCAATATTGCCATCCAAGGCGGAAACAATATCACAGTTACAGGATCTACTCCATATATCACTGTTGATACCAACTTGGATCTAAATGCATTACTGTTAGGTTTTGATTTTGGGCCTGTTGGCAATCAATATACCACAGCTCTGCAGGTGCTATCCGCTGCTGCCAATGTGGACTTTGGTACTTTTCCAACACCTGGACCATTTAACATAGACCTTGGCACATTGGCCTAAGGACAGCCAATGATTACTTGGATTACTCCAGCTGGCAGACTAAACATAGTAACCGAAAGGATTATTCTAGATATTCCTCTAGAAGCAACATCCAGTGTTGGTCCTATTACATTTACCTTGCTGGCAGGCTCATTGCCTAGAGGGCTAAGACTAGACACAGTGGTAACCACAGATAGTTCTCAGGGCACGGTGTTTATCAAGGGCAGTCCCACAGAAGTAGAAAAATACACAGTCAGCAGATTTGTAATTCGTGCAGACGACGGAGAAGACATTGAAGATCGAACTTTCAGCATCGATGTTGACGGTTCCGATGAACCAGCTTGGTTGACCAAAGAAGGGTTCTTGAATGTAGGTTCAGGTGAAAATTATTTTGTTCTCGATAATGCGTTTGTGGATTTCCAGCTAGAAGCAGAAGACACAGATGAAAGCATCGGTGATGTACTAGAATACTATCTTGTGCCGTCGGGTGGGGAATTACCTCCTGGTCTAACACTAACACGCCAAGGAAGACTATTTGGATTCACTGATCCGGTGTTTGCGCTAGATGTGGCAGGTCCAGGTGGATATGATACTGAAGCATTTGATATCACAGCACTGGATGTAGCTGAAGCCAAAAGCAACGGATTTGATTCCTATCTCTATGACAATGTCACCTATGGTTACACCGAGGCCAGTCAAACTCCTAGACGACTAAGTAGATTCTACACGTTTATTGTTGCTGTGTCAGACGGCGAAAATGAAATAAGAAGATTGTTTAGAATTTGGGTGGTCACTGAAGAATTCTTGCAGGCGGACAACAGTATACTACAGATCGATACCAATCTGTTCCGAGCTGATGCTTCAAGTGATCGTAAACCAATATGGATTACTGAAAGCAATCTAGGTAGACGAAGAGCCAATAACTACATCACAGTTTATCTAGATGTTTATGATCCTCCTTCACTTGCCGGCACTATTACATATATATTTTTGCCTACCAACGGTGGCACCTACAGATACAAAGATACCGGGGAAATAATTACCACTGGCCGATGGGAACTTAGTTCAGAAACTGTGTACTTTCCAGTATCGAATATTAGAACCAATGATCCTGATGACTGGACTGTGATCATACCGGAAACTGTGAGCCAACTGCCTCCGGGCATGGTGATTGATTCTATCACTGGTGAAATAGCTGGTCGAGTGCCTTATCAAAGTGCTGTAACCAAAACGTATCAATTTACCGTACAGGCTATTAATTATCCTGCCACTCTGTCCTCGTTGGTCTACACAGTGTTGCTGGGCAGTTGGAGTTCTACTTTTAACTATACCATAGGTCAGGCCGTGAGGTATGGAGATTTTATCTACATAGCTGTGCAAGCCAGTAGAAATCAATTTCCAGATGCATTGGACAGCATATATTGGACCAAGGGTGTTTCAACTGTTGAAAAAATATTCAGTATAGACATCATTGGTGAAATTGAAAGCAGTATAGAGTGGATATCCGACAGTGATCTAGGAACCATAGTTCCCAATCAACCCAGTCAGAAGTTTGTAGAAGCTAGAAGTTTGAGATACGGTGGCAGAGTGATCTATGAAATTGCCACAGGCACACTGCCGCCAGGATTAGACTTTCAGTCCACGGGTATCATAATCGGCAAGGTAAAACAATTTGGTGATGACAACGGGCCTGGCCTCACTAGATTCTACGAAAGAATTGACAGTTTGAATCCCAGTGAAGATAGTTCTACACTGTCTAGAAACTATACTCCAGCATTTGATAACAACACCAGCTTTGACAAAACATTTAAATTTGAGATCATAGCCAAAGATTCTGCAAATTTTGCAGAATCGTTAAAAGCATTCACGATGCTGGTGGTAGCAGACAACACAAAAACTTTCGCCAACCTGTATCTTAAAGCATTTCAGACCAAGGATAAAAGACTGAATTGGTTTAATTTTATCACGGATAACAATATATTTAGATCCGATGATT